ATTGAATCATCCGGCATTCCTGCGTTCCACCAGAATGAGGCTGTATTCTGTCTGTTTACTCCCCGAACTTCTGCGGGCTTGTAACCAAGATTTACAGTCACTCTTGCATTGCTGGTAGCCAAAGCACCGGAGGCTCTTACGTCTTGTGATGCACTCATATTAGTTTACCTCCTTTATACCGTTGCGCAATGTTCTATACGCAATAGAAAATTGTCGTTAAGGATTTTTGTTGTTGTCTTTGCTTTCCAGCCGATCGTGCCTATCTGATCCAATGGATCGCTTGTCCCGCCGGTGCCCCTGGCTTTTAGATGCGTAGTCAGGGCGGCGCCCCTTAAGGGAACGATCCCGAAACTATTCATCCCGAACAGCATGGTGCCATAGACATCGGCTACAGAGCTTGTATTCACCATCGTGGTGGAGCCTTGCCCTGCACCTGCCCACTTCTTAGCGTTCGGGTTAATCAGGAATCTAATTCTGACTGCCGGGATAGCCCCGATTTCTGATTCGTGGATCTGCCTCATTTGCCCGTAATCTTCTATTCCGACAAATCCAGTCATCTGCCGGACGTCAAGCGCTGTATCAGGATGTATGATCGCCACGAAAGACATCGGCACGGCATCACTACCCACATTAGGAGACCCGGAGAGAATAGAGGTAATATACTTGACCTTGTTTCTCTCCATCGTTCTCAAAACGTTCCTTAAGGTAGCGATAGTCAATGCGGCATTCTGTCCGGCTCTGGTAGTGCCTGACTGGTAAGCCACATTAGTTCCTGTGACCAGTACATCCCGGCGAAGAACATCTATACTCTCCCCTGATTGCTCTCCTAAAAGCTCATCAAATTCTGTTAATAGCGGATCAGGATTAGTCAGTTCCACATCGTCTGAATACTCGATGAATGAACCATAAGTAGCAATTGTAGCCGTTACATCCGTATAGGATGGATCGGTAGATGTAGGAGGCACCCCTTCAGTCAATGGAGTGGTCGCTGTACCGAGTGATTCATAGCGTCTAAACTTGGCTATTTTACTATTCTTCTGAGGCAGAGGCCGTATCTGACCAAATAGATCGTGATTCATATACGGAAGCGCTCTCTCCAACAACTGCCGATTGTAATACTCTGTCATTGCGGAGGTTATTTCTACGGTAGTCTGTAACATCGCTTATCACCTTCCTTATTTTATGTTAAACTCACCCAATTTAACCTTTTCTACCACCTTGGCAAAATCAGCTTTTGGCATATCCATAAATGACGGTGGCGGAGTAGCAGATTGAGTATCTGCCCCAGGCGCCATAACAGAGGCTCCTTGAAGGTTCTGAATGAGTTTTTTCCTCGTATCGGCGCCTGCTTTATTGCCTCCAATACGATATTTTGCCAGTTCTACCACGTCAGAGAGTATTTCCTTTTGAGACCTGCCGGAAGACATGATTTTAGATACCTCTTGTCCAAGTGGAGTATTGGAATCGAATGCGTCGTTGTTTGTAGATCTAAATTCATTCACGCCCACTTCACCCAATATTTCAGATTTAAGAGCTTCTCTATCCCGGCGTCTAATCTCACTTAATGCACCTGTTGCATGTTCAGGATATTCAGACGAATGAGTCACAATATAGTTTAAATCCTGTTCCGGCATCTGTTGCCAGGATCTCTGTCCTGCTGTCTGCTGGGATTTAGCCTCAAGTTCGGCTACTTTTCTTTCCAGTGCCTTACTTGATTCTAATACCTGATCGAATCTCTCCCGTGGTATATAATCTTCTCTCTTCTGAGCATCACCCTGCCCATGGGAAGATACCGGCGACGCATCCTGACTACCGCCCGTAGAATCCGGTATCTGGCTACCGGCTGCCGCAGGTGTAGGCGACCCATCTGCTTGTTTACCGCCCTGAAGTTCATCATTCATTATTTTTTCCCCTTTTTAAGTTTACATGCTTTTCTCATAGTTATAGCAACTGCCTGTTTTTGAGGTTTTCCATGAGTTAATTCAGCTGCAATAACCTGTTTAGAAGAACCTGATTTAAGCGGCATTCATTCCACCCCCTTCCATCTGTGGCTGTATCTGTTCCTGATTCATCTGCTGTTGACTCATCTCCGATATCAATGCCTCTTTACCCGGCCAGTCAGATACGCTGATTAATAGCTCAACCAACGGTTTCGGAGGCGGTATACCCATTTTCGCCATTACCTCGACTAATCCTAATGCCTGTTGGAACTGTCTCTCCCTATCAGAGCCCAAGAGTGGGGTTACATCAACAACTACATTATATCTGGCATCGAGCGCCTTTTCTATAAACTGATACACATTATCTTGTGTTAAGCCGATTTTACTAATACCATCAATTCCTAAAATGTCAATTATCTTCTCTGGCGTATAGTACTGTTGAATCAGTGAAATAACTTGTCTACCGAGAATCTTTTGAGACCGGACAAGAGAATCAAACAGAGGCGCCAGTATGGTGGCCCCTGATTGCTGTAGGGTTCTAATCGCCTTACCTGACTGATCCCCTGCGCTGGGGAGGCCCAATAATTCCTGCACAGCACCGGAAGTCTTTCTTATTTCATCTTCCGCTATCTGCATTAAGGCGACAAACGATGTCGGTATATTCTGCCCTGCTATTTCTTTGGGCTCCCCGATTAACGGGTTATACTCAAAATAAAATCCTGGCTTCCCTGATTCAGTAGACCACTTGGATAATTGTTCAGGAGATAATGATCGTTTAGGTATTTTCCAACCGCCTTTAGCCATAGTATTAATCATGTGCAGCATCTGAGACCAGCGTTTATTCTTCTCTCTTTGCGGGTCCTTCAGTGATCTGACAATACCCATGACCTTTTCATCAAACGCATAGGCAGTAAACGGGATTATCGGGTAATCATTATGATCATACGGGCTGGGGGAATCTTTTAATATTTTCCATGCTGTGACATGGGCCACCCGGCATTGTTTTATTATTCGCTCGACAATCTCCATATCCGGGATAGGAGCGCCCTGAGATACAGCCAGACGGGTTACCTGTTCCCTGGCCTGATTTGCTTCTTTCTCATTGTCGAATCTCTGTACTCCGTTTTCTGTAATGACAAACGAAACATTCTTGGGCACTTTATACCAGAACTCTAATATCCGTAATTTACCCGTTCTCTTATCCCGCCAATTATAGTCTATGGTCGGCTCCCCGATAAGTTCGGCGGGCATACCCAACCAATCTCCCGTTCTAATCTCCGACATGGCTCCCGGATAGTAGATTCTTAACATATCCTCCGAAACCCACTTTGCCAAGATCATATGGGAGGAGTCTTGCATATCGTATTGAATAGCATTCTCATCCCAGAAAACCGACAAGGGATGTATGCGTTTAACTTTTATTTCTCCCAGGGGCTCATCCTGTTGGTGATAATCAATCATTGAATACAAAAACCCCCGGCCACAGATGGTCATGTCCTGAAACGCATCGGATACCTCATAAATCAGGTCAGACTGATCTGAGGCAAACCGGTAAGCCTGATTAGCAATCTGAGAGGCCCGGTCATCATCAAAACCACGGGGTTTATATGTAATACCGAGACGGGAGGCCCTTTCCTGGCCGGAGATCAAATTCACTACTGGCAATATGGAGTTCATAACTAGGGCGGGACGGGATTGTCTATTTAATTCTTCTTTTTCTTTCCGCTGCCACTGGCCATAACCCTCAACAAACGAATAATCCTCTTTAGCATCCACCCGCCAGAGTTCAGAGGTTTTCTTTGATTGATGGAAAAAAAATCTAAATCTCTCTAATCGGTCTTTAGGTAATTCGAGTGTCATTGCCCCATCCATGCCAATTCATTAATCGGCTCAAACTCAGCTACTTGCTTAACCGGCTTCTCGTACTGTGGGCACCGGATATGTCCTTGCAATGCCAGCCCCAGGGCCATGACCCGGTCATCCTTACAGCCGCTCTGCGCCTCGGCTTTGCCCTTCTCATTAATAATAAACGTGGATAACTCATCTATCATATCCAAATCGGCAATCTCTATGGCATTATCTCTAATCGCCTGGGCAATCGTATCCACTAAAATGGGTCGTGTGAGTATATTCGTATTCCAACCCCACTTGCGGGACTCTTTCTGGCCCCACTTATCAAACGACTTCTCCGAATACATATTCCCATAACCCGCATCCCTGATTTTCCCTATAACGGCAAAACCATGATTATTCGTCTCTATGGTGATGTACGCCTCATTCCATTCATCGGCTAAGATCAGTACCGACGCCCCCAGAGTATCCGGGTCAATCTTACCCACTAATACCGCCGCTACCGTAGGGATTAAACTACGCCTTAAAATCACTACTACCGAATTATCCCCGTGTTCCAGACCTTCAGCTGTATCCACCCCGATGGAATAACCAAAATCATTCGACTTCTCCTCATAAATAAATAACTTTGCTGCGCTACTCGCCGTCTTATGTATCTCACGCACCTCTATGGGCTCCCTAACTCCATCCTTCAATCTCTTCAATCCCTCCCCATTAAACGCACACCGGCCTAACCCAAGAGCATAATTCCCATAAATCCTTACCTCCTGCTCCCACTCCTCCATGTTGGATTTCAACCGGTCTATCACCGATTCCGATAAACCGGGATTCTCTGAAGTCGCCCCTGTCCAAATACGCAAATTCTTCGGGTCGGCTTGCCTTACCTCATTCTTAAGTATATTCTTATATGTCCACGTCAACCCCTTAAACGGATCGGGTGTCATACTGCCACGTATCCGTAACTTCCTTCCAGCCTCTACACGTATACTCGCCTCTGAATAAACTTCCTTCTGCGTCTCCTCATCAAAACATATCAAATCCTTACCCGCACCCCGAAACTTCTCTATCCCGGAATCAGACGACTTAAACCCTACTTCACTCCCGTTAAATAATCTGGCAATTAAATCCGTCTTGTTGAAATCCCATGACGCTATCTCCTCACTCCACTTCATCCCTAACTCCGGCATCTGCTTCTTAAACTTAGGCACCAATATATCCCGCACCATAGGAAAATCTAATCCCACTATCCATATATTCTGCGGCGTCTGATAAAGCTCATTCGTCAATGGATTGTACCCGTTCGCCTGACATACCGCCCTGAATACCAACGCATCCGTCTTACCCCACCTATTCCCCGTGATTACCCACGCCTCATCCCCATCCCATGCTATAAACTCCGCTTGCTTAGAATGAAAAAATAACCGCACCTTCTCATGACCACATCCGCCAAAACATTCCCTGTCCTCACATCCCTTACTATGTACACGCCACGCATACGTCTGTAAATGCGTGATACACCCTATCCACATAGACGCTACCTGATCAGATA